AAGACCTGTTCAAGAAAGTAACAGTTATTCCTGATGGTAAGAATCACGGTCTTGTGTTTGTTCTGGACTGGTCTGGTTCAATGTCTAATGTTCTTATGGATACTTTGAAGCAACTCTACAATCTTGTTTTCTTCTGTAAAAAAGTATCTATTCCATTCCGTGTGTATGCTTTCACTTATGAGTTCAATGTTGTAACTTATGATGAGAATGATCGCCCACAATCATTGAAGCCTCATTATGAACCAAAAGATGGTCTTCTTAATGTTGATAATCGATTCTCTTTGATGGAGTTCTTTACTTCTGATGTTTCCAATAAAGAACTTGAGGAACAGATGAAGAACATTTGGCGTTGTGCTTACTCAATGAAGTATTGGGTCGAATACTCTATTCCTGGTCGTCTGAGTCTCTCTGGAACACCTCTGAATGAAAGTATTCTTGCACTTCATAAGATTATCCCTCAGTTCAAAAATCAGAATAAACTTCAGAAAGTCAATTGTGTTATTTTGACTGATGGTGAATCAAGTCATCTTGTTCGGCACGTTCAGATTGACCCTGGTTATTCTGAACCTTATATTGGGTGTCGTAGGTTGGGCACTGGAACCTATCTTCGCAATCGTAAGACTGGAAACACTTATAAGGTTCCTGAAGCATGGTGGGAGTTCACAGACATCTTGATTGAGGATTTGAAAGATGAAGTTCCTGGTGTGAACTTTATTGGTATTCGTATTCTTGATGGAAATAGTGGTTCCTTTATTCGTCGCCACTGCGGTTATTATGGAGATGATCATGATAATGCAATGAAGCGATGGAAGAAGGATAGGTGTATTTCTATCACTTCCAGTGCTTATGAGAAGTACTTTGGTATTTCTGGTTCTGCACTTTCGAACGAAACTGATTTCTTTGTAAAAGATGATGCAACAAAAGCACAAGTCAAGAATGCTTTTATGAAAAGCTTGAAGTCCAAGAAACTAAATAAGAAGATACTGGGCGAGTTCGTGGAGTTGATTGCCTAATGTCTAAGATTTCGGACAAGTATGAAACTTGTCCTTATTGTGGAGAGAGGGATAAACCTTGCTCCGAAATAACAAGTTTGGCACGGGCTCATGCCCGTGCTGTTTGTCGTAAGAAGCACAATGGTGTGCCACTAGAAGAACCGTCCGTGCGAGTGTCTGAAGACTTAGATTCTGATCTATAATAACTTCAGTTCAAACAAAGAAAGCAATGGCACTCTCTGCCGATTACATTCGCACTTCCCTTCAAGCACTCTACGGTGAAACTGTGACTTCTGGTGATGTTCGTGCCTGGTGTGCGATGAACGGACACGGGTATCAGACTGTCACTAGCAAACTTGCTGATTGTAAAGTTGGTCGTGGCAAGTGGAACCTGGAAGTAACAAAAGAGACAGTTCAAGAACTTGAAGTGACTTATAATGCTCCTGCAGCACTTCCGTCTGTGGAACAAAACCTTATCCCTGAGAAAGATGATACCTTCGTCAAGTTTGGCAATTTCGGTGATGTTAAAAAAATTATTTCGTCCCGTCTATTCTATCCAACATTCATTACTGGACTTTCTGGCAACGGCAAAACGTTCGGTGTTGAGCAAGCGTGTGCCCAACTCGGACGAGAACTCATCCGTGTAAACATTACTATTGAGACTGATGAAGACGACCTGATTGGTGGTTTCCGTCTGGTTGATGGTGCAACTGTATGGCATAATGGACCTGTCATTGAAGCACTCCAACGAGGTGCTATTCTCCTCCTTGATGAGATTGACCTGGCTTCCAACAAGATTCTTTGCCTTCAATCAATCCTCGAAGGAAAAGGTGTCTTCCTGAAAAAGATCGGAAAGTTTGTTCGACCCTCTGCAGGTTTCAACGTCATCGCAACCGCAAACACTAAAGGCAAAGGTTCAGACGATGGACGATTCATTGGAACTAACGTGCTCAATGAAGCCTTCCTTGAGCGTTTCCCTGTGACCTTTGAGCAGTCATATCCGACTCCTGCAACTGAGCAGAAGATTCTTGAAGGTATTGCTCTGGATTTGGGTGTGGAAGATCGTGACTTCTGTAAGCGTCTTGTGGATTGGGGTGACATCATCCGTAAGACCTTCTATGATGGTGGTATTGATGAGATTATCAGCACTCGCCGTTTGGTTCACATCGTCAAGGCATTTGAAATCTTTGGTGATAAGGCAAAAGCAATTCAAGTATGTCTGAATCGTTTTGATGATGAAACCAAGCAAGTTTTTATGGAACTTTATGATAAAGTGGATGCTGAGTTCCAAATGCCTTCTGAGGAACAGCAGAAAGAATGTCTTGACTCTCACAACTTTTCCTGATAAAATAAATTATGATTAATTCTTGGTCTATGCTTTCTGACGAAATTGATATGATTTCTAATTCTCCTGCTATTCCCTGGAAGTATAATGAAGAGGAGATCGTAAGAGAACTCCTTGAGTACATTCGTGGAACTTACAAGCAACACTATGCTGCTAATGATGAAAACATCCAGACTTTGGATTTCATCGAAGCAGCACATAAAGATGGTGAAGCATTCTGTCGAGATAACATTCTTAAGTATACTTCACGGTATGATAAGAAAGGTACTGCCGATCGAGACATCATGAAGATTCAGCACTACTCTGTTCTTCTGAAGTTCTTCCGAAACAAGAATGCCCAACGTGAAACTTATAATCAATGAACATGAAACTGTCTGATAAAACTCTCTCTGTCCTGAAGAACTTTTCTGCTATTAACCAATCTATTTTGTTTAAGGAAGGAAAGTCTCTTCGGACTATTTCTGTGATGAAGAACATTCTCGCAGAAGCAGAAGTTGAGGAAGATTTTCCAAAGGACTTTGGAATCTATGATCTGAATCAGTTTCTGCAAAACATTGACCTCCATCAGAATCCTGAACTTGATTTCAAGACTGATGAGTATGTCGTGATTAAAGAAGGAAAGTCTCGCTCTAAGTATTTCTTTGCTGATGCAAATGTGATTGTGACTCCTCCTGAGAAATCAATCACACTTCCTTCTCAAGATGTTTGCTTTGTTCTTTCTACAGAACAACTTGCAAAAGTTCTTAAAGCAGCAGCAGTTCTTCAACTTCCCGACCTTTCTGTCGTTGGTGAGGCAGGTGTTGTGAAACTGGTTGCTCGTGATAAGAGAAACGATACATCTAATGATTTCTCTGTTGTGGTTGGTGAAACACAAGAAGACTTTACATTCAACTTTAAAGTTGAAAACATGAAGATTCTTCCTGGTTCTTATGAAGTTGTTATTTCCAAGCAATTTCTTTCACGCTTCCAGAGCAAAGATCATAAATTGACTTATTACATTGCACTCGAACCTGATTCTTCTTTTGGATGAAAACATTCACTGTAATGAGAGTTATAGGCAGCATTATGGTTATTGCTGCCTATTTTGTTGTATTGCACGTTAATTTGACCGCTGGGGTCATTATGAACGTGATTGCAGACACAATCTCAATTCCATTTTTTGTGAAAACAAAATCGTGGGATATTGTAATCATGCTAGGATTTCTCCTAGCAATTAGCTTTAGTAAACTATTATCATGAAAGACTGGAAAGAAATTTACGGCAGTCTACCCGACACTGAGAAGGATAAGATTGCCGTTCTCCGTGTGATGGAATGCACCAATGGTGTTATTCAACATGCCTTCCGAGATAATGAAGAATGGGCACTGCCTATTGAGGAAACCCGTAAGGCAATGAAGTTCAGTATGTCTTGTATGAAAAACTTGGCGATTCCTCTGAAGGATGAGACCATTACATTTGAACCTGAGACACAAGAACTTCTCCGTGAAGCACGAAACTATTATGTTAGCGGTGTGAAAAACGGAAATGATGAGGACTTTACAGAGTTCATGAAGATTTCTGAGGCAACTGCTGTTGCTGTGGGAATCGATAGAATCATGAATGGCGCAAAGATTTTAGAAGAAAACGTTGACGACATACCTGCTGATAAACTACACTGGGGTGTAGCGTATCTTATGCAGTTCTTTAAATGAACATCTTTGTGACTTCTCCTTGGCCTGCTGAGTCTGCTATCTGTCTCCCAGATAAGCATGTCGTCAAAATGCCCCTAGAGTGCTGTCAGATGCTCTCTATCGTCGCTTCAGACAAGTGGGGGCATGGGTATGGAAAACTCTATAAGGCAGACCACACGCCCTACAAGACGGACAAGGGAGCATTCAGAAACCATCCATGCACCAAGTGGGCATCAGAGTCTATTCATAATGCCTATTGGTTAATCAAGCACGGTCTCAACTTGTGTGATGAATACACTTTAAGGTATGATAAGACACATGCTTGCTACAAGACTCTTGTAGATGCTTTTTATCTTTTTCCAAAAGGTAAGGTGGATGAAGTCACACCATTCGCACGGGCAATGCCTGACGAATATAAACTTGATACGAGCATCTCAACCTTTGATGCTTATAAGATGTACATTGCATCCAAACCTTGGGTAAAAGATAATTATCTTCGTTATCCCGACCGCAAACCTGAATGGGTATGATTTATTATGAACAACACTGACTTTCTTTGGGTGGAATCTTACCGCCCGAAGACTATTGACGACTGCATTCTTCCCGATCACATCAAGAAGACATTTAAGGACTTTCTAAATAAGGGAGAGATTCCGAATCTCTTGCTTTCTGGTCCTCCTGGTATTGGTAAGACCACAGTAGCAAAGGCACTTTGTAACGAACTGGGAGTTGATTGTTATGTCATCAACGGATCTGACGAGGGACGGTTTCTGGACACGGTACGGAACCAAGCAAAGA